GACGCGTTGTATTCTGCGCCAGTGATGCTGAAGGTATTTTCCTCGTCGTTAAATGTCAGATTGGTGACGCGGAAGTACTGCAGACGCAGCTGACCCGCATCGATGACGAATACTGCATTAGGTGCTGGCACCGCAGTGAAAGGCGTGGACACAATAAGTTGTGTGCCATTTACCGCCTGGATTACCCTGCTTTCAACAATACCACCCTGCGTTCGAATCATCAGCGTATCGCCAGCAACGGCGCTGGTACCGCGATCCGTTGTTACGGCTTTAAGTCCGGCGTTGTAATCAACAACACGTCCACCATAGACCCGCCCTGACAACCGTTCATCAGCAAAAGCGATAACGGTACCCGGCACATATGCGAATCCATCAAGCCCGGTCTGCAGCGTGATGATGCGGTCAAGAGAGTTCGAATAGACCGCCCAACCTCCACGGCGCTGCGCCTCGCTTTCTCGCGTACATCCGATCGCCGTCAACTGTGTCTGCTTAAACTTAAACTGCTTCACCAACTCAGGGAACATCACGGCGGTGGTGCGATCCTGGTAGTGATTATCCGGGTCGCTGAAGTTAATCAGCGCCGAACTGTAGCGGTTCTTCTCGCTTCCGCTCGAGTAGCTCGGCTTACCCACAACTGATGCGCGGGTGAGTATCTGCAGCTTCGACGTGCCCGCCGGCATGTCAGAGACAACATTGAACATGTTATTGCCCCAGAATGTCATGCCATTGAACCCCGCGGCGATATCCTTAATCACCTGCCAGGCATCGGCTTGCGCCTGGATATAAACGTCGAACATAAAACGTGGCTCTGTGGCGGAGCCTCCTTTTCCGTCCGGTACTTTCTGGTCGCATCGCTGCGCAATCCGGTAAAGCTCCCACTTATCCAGCATGTCCGCCGACACGCGGCGCCCCAGGCCAAAGCGTTGCTCCGTTAGCACGTCGAACCAAATCCACGCAGGGTTATTGGTCCAGCCCCATTTGAATGTACCGTCCCATGTGCCGTTATAAGTGCGCGCCACGGGATCGTAGTTCTGCGGAATGCGGATTACTCGTCCTTTCGGTTTGCAGGAAATCTTTGGGATATTACTGAATGATTTGGCATTGAACGATACGTACAACAGAGCGGTATGCGGATAGCGCAGACGGGCGTCAATCACCTCAGTAATAGCCTGCACCTGCGTTTTGTTCTGCAACATCTGGCTAGTGCTGTCATCAGTATCGCGAACGACTCGGATCTGCCAACTGCTGTTCGCTTTCGGAAGATTGATACGGTATGTCAACTCATACAGCGAACTGAGTTTCTCCGTTACTGTCTTGGTTAGCACCGTTGCATAAGCACCACCATCAACGGACAAATCGATGTGATATTTTACGGTGGTGCCGACGATATCTCCGTCGTTCTCCTGCTGCTGCAAACCAGTAATGCCGATGCGCACCAGTACCGCGTCGATCTGCGTGTTGCTGATAGCTCGCGTCCAGGGGGTAACTTTCGTAAGCGAAACACCAATGCTGGTTTCATTCTCAACCGCCGGAAAGCCGGGGATCGGTGTCTGCGACTGCGTCCCCGGACGAAAATCCCAGGTAACATTCTCAAAGTTCATTGTGCCATCGGCATTACCCAGCGGCGTGCCATCTAAGAAAATTCGCGTGGCATCCAGACCACCAGCAAACTCTCCCTCGCCTAACGCCAGCAGCATGCGGCAACGCGCCATTGATTGAGCTGAGTCTGGTTGTTCGACAGGCGTGTGTTGTTTCTGGCTGCCACCCTTTGCACCAGTAATCGTTGCCATATTGCACCCATAAAAAAAGCCACCCGTAGGTGGCTCATCATTTTAAGAAACCATTAGCTGTGATTTTCACAACCCGGTAATGATTTATCGATAATTAAATTACCTTCAGCCCGAACACCAATCTTGCCGAAAAGGAAGGAATGGTTCAGCTGAGTGATAACCAGATTACTCAATCCAACAGCACATTTATCTTTCTCAATCGCTTTATCAATTGCTGTTTTCATATTTGGAATTCCTAGTGGGAAAATAACTACAGGATAGGAATCTTCAGCGATTACTCGTGGGCCAGTGACAAATTTATTACCGTTAATGTTGTAGTTTTTGGTACTACCAACAGTCAAATCAGCAACACGAATAGAACAGCCAGAAAGTAACAGAGCTCCAAGAGCAACAACTAAAATTTTTTTCATTAAGATCATCCATTGATTGCAATCGGATTTATCCTAACACACGTTGGATGCAAACTATTACATTTTGAGTCTTCTCATTGATATCTATCAGATTAGGCAATTGCCTTACACCTATTTCTAGATATCTTCTGCGACGATACCTGCGCTGATAATTGCACCGCCGATTTCACGCTCTCCGTATAGCAGTGCGACCGGGTTGCCCATCGCCAGGGTGTTCACTGAGCCACCGAAGGCATATGAGGGTTTGTTATCGGGATCATCGCGACCCTGAAGGCCTTTCGGCTGGGGTGATAGCATCTGGTAAAGCCCACCCGCCATCATTGATGCGCCGGACATTACAAGCCCAGCACCGAATGTCAGACCAACACCTGTCCAACTAGTCATTGCGCCAATAACAACCCCTGCAACAACCATCACAGCCCCAAGAATCGTCTGGAACATGCCAGCTTTCTTTGCACCTTCCATTACCGGAGCAATACGAATTTCACTCTTCCCACCCAGTTCCTTGAAATCCTGCACGCCAATATTCCGCTTGCCACGAAATACTGCGAACACCATTCCATTCTTTTTAGCGTTCACCAAGTAGTCTTCCAGACCATCAAAATTGACGCATAAGGCTTTTACCGCCTCTGCCGACGTTTGCACCGCCAGTTTATGCACCCGACCGAACCGAGCGCCAAGCGCACCATACAGACGGATAGTTGTTAAACGTGCCATGGTTGAATCTCCTGAGGTAAGTTTTTATGTCGAACACAGATCATCGTCCGGTCTTTGAAGTAGCCACGGGCATAAGGCGTGACACACGAGGGCTGGCCGTAAAGATGGTGCAGCAGTTCGCCCTCCTCAGTTATAACTCCCGCGTGGTTCCACTTATCGGACTCAACCTGCATGATGACCATGCACCCAGGGGTGAGAGCGCATTCAACAAATCCCTCTCTCTCCCAATTATCGAAATAGAGGTTGTCCGGATACTGACTTTCCCACCACGGGTAATCGACGCGGAAATCGGTCAGCGTTATCCCCTGGGTCGCATGCCAGTCCATAACCAGCCCCCAGCAGTCGTGAGAACCAAGAATGAACGGGCGTCCGATTAACGGAATAGCATCCGGCGTGATTTCGGTGTACTCATCACCGTCCGGCGCATAGATGCCCCAGACCACGCCGGAGTTATTGCACTGCTGCCTGTCGAGGTCTGACGCTATTGCGCGGGCACCATCGCCAGGATGCGAGTGAATGACTCGAATAATGGTTCCTGCATCCTCCGCATTTGCCCAGTACTCAGCATCAATACGGAAATGCTCTGATGGGTTTTCATGACTGTTCGGAACCGGGATATAACGCTGGCGCCGCCCTGACTGAATGATGAAGCCGCAGCACTCGCGCGGGGATTCCTCCAGCGCATGCGCTCGGATCGCCTTCATAATCGTTTTATTCATTTAGATGTCCGGTTATCGAGAGAAAAGCACGGTTGCTGGATAGCCACCGAAATCGAGGATTGCGGTATTGGGCTCAGCAAGGCCAGCACCAAATCGCTTACGACAATCGCTCAGACAACCACCGCATACATCCAATGCAGGGTCAGTGACTACATTACCTTTCGCATCGAAATACGCCGTGCCATTGTAGGTACAGCCATCACCGCTGCGGTATTGCCCGCGCAAAGCCCACTCACAGAGTGATGTGATCTGCCGGGTGGGAATAACCAGATTCTGCAAATCCGCCGGGCTGCTAAGAGACCACGACACCACCTCATCATCTTCTGAGGTTTTGGTATCCAGCCAGAATGTTTGCAAAGAGAATGCCGTCGGATCCGCCGTTGGGTTAACGCCGCCCGGAAAGTTCACCGCATCCAGATAGATAGCGTAGGTATCGATAATGCTGACCTTCGCATTCACCATGTCCTTGAACTGTAGGCATAGTGCTGTGATATGCCCATCGAGGTTGGATACGCTCAGCTTAGGCTCTGCTGCCTGGTCGGTTGAGAGTGCAAGGTCAGAAATCTGGAATGGCCAGAAATCGAAGGTCTTCCCGCCCCAGATAATTGGCTTCGGCCCCAGCTTTGACTCGTCGCCGTTCGCTGCGTCAACTTCGGCTGGTGTATGGGGGAATGGTGCGTAATGAAAGCGATGGATACCACCGCTGAACTCTGAAGCGTCTACTTCAACCAGGCGGACTCTGCCACCTGGTGCCAGCGTCGCCGCCTGATCGACAAGAGCCATTATGCGTAAACCCCGTAAGCTCGCTTGATAGTGAAGGTCAGCTCAGAAAACTTGCTGCTAAGCTGATTTTTCCGGATGGAGTCAGCGACAACCCGGTACAGCCCCTTAACCTCGCCTGGCGGCGTGATGATGAAGGACTTAACAGTATGGGCCAGCAGGAAGTCACGGACGGCCTTTACTTCATCATCGGTACCGACATGCTTCATCGGCACCTGAATGGCGGTGGAGTTGATGCCGTTATCAGCCACCTGCTCATATCCATCACCAAACTGCGCCGACCGTACCGTCTGGCTGTATTCGACAGCCCCCGCCCCGAGTTGCGAGTGCCATTTGTAGTTTTCAACTGCCATATTTGCTCCATAAAAAAACCCAGCCGGAGCTGGGTTATTCATAATGATTGGTATTTATGAAATATTCAGGCAACTAATTCTTTAATTTTCACCAAAATATCTTGTGTCATTTCAGCTTCTTTTAAAATGCAGTCCAACTGCGATTTATGAATATTTTGAGTTAATTCATAATCCGCCTCACACCTGGATTTATGACACATTTTTAGCTTAACAGAGAGTAATTGCAATGTTCTTACATGCGCCGGATGCAGTTGTTCTGCACAGTCTGCTAAATACTGGGACAAGCGAGCGTGAGTCCCACCTTTGAAAATTTTGCCGGGCATAGGATGATTTTTGGGTACGCGACCACCAGCAATCTCATGCGCAGCGTGAAACATGCTGTAGTATGCCCGACCAATTGAGGCCCTCAGATTAACTTCGTTCTCACCATCCCCAGCTATCGACTTTGCAAAATGAAGGATCTCAGAATGTGAAATCGCCATTTCAGTCTCCTATCACATGGAATGTGGCAATGCTATTTGAAGAGAAAATCTGATTATCAACTATCAATGAAGCAAGTTCATCATTGATTTCCCATAAACTATCTGAATATTCTGAAGTTATGCCAAAAGAGAAAATTAACATACCTTCCGCATCTGTATGAATTGATGCCTGTCTCGGTGGGAGTTTTAGCCTTTCCGCGATTTGCATTACAAGAGAAGCCATTTGAAATAAATAATCAGATTCCTCCCTGTCATCCATCAAAATTTTCATGATGGAATCGCAACGCATAATGTCATACCTTTGTTTTTCTGCAAATGATGATATATCGCTGGAGTTGAAAATTGGCTGACCTTTTATAAGCAACATTGTTTCGAGATCTCCCCAAAACCCTGCATTTAAATATGCATGGCAAAGCCCAGCAAAACCGACATAAGGGATGCTATTGTGGGAAATTTCACGCGCCAAGCGATACTGACATCTCTGGCCTAACGCGACTGAAAAATTCACCCAAACAACGTCATTATAAGGATTGATAAGGGCAAGTCGCCGATGGTTTTCCATAGCAGCAACATAGTTACCACCAACGATTTCTGCAAGCCCTATGACTAAAAGAGACTGATAGGTATCTGGTATTTTTTTAGCTTCGCGGATAACTACACGCAGGCCAAAATCACCAATAAGATTTTCTCCGGACTCGATGGAGGGAACTAGCTTTTCAAGAAGTTCATTGGTTTTCAGTTGAGGGTTAGCGCTAGTCATATCCACATCGGCCAAATGGTGTTTAACCGAATCATAGCAAAACTACTCATGCACCTAAACCTGGCTAAATATACATTGAGCAACTCCTTCAACAAAAAGCCCACCTGAGTGGGCTCCGTGCACAAGCCCCTATCGGGGCTTGCTGTTGGTGTTGGCGTGAGCTATCTCTTGCAAAATTGTTCAAATCTTTTCATGGATTTTTCGTCATCGCTTTGGATAATTCCTGGGGCCCCACTGAAAAAATCAGAGGCAAGCTGACCCACATAAATAAAGAACGGAGCCTCTCCGACATACCCACCGAATGCATTTTTTGCATTAACCCGGCCACAGACATACCCGCTGATTTTAGGCTTGCCATTATTCGCATCTGGTGAAAACCATACATCATTGAATTTTGCGCTATCTGGATCTTTCAATGACTGCTTAATTTGTGACTCCCCATAATTTATGGCTTCACTGTATTCTCCAAAGCACCCGGTAAGTGGCAAACAAGCAATCCCCACCAATAGCAATTTTTTCACTATCATCCCCTTGATTAGCATGGTTTAACGCATGATAACCAAGGGATGTCAGAGTGTAACGCCTTATACTCCGTTACTTCTTGGCAAATCTTTGCCCAATAGCCCCATCGTCTTTGATCGCCATTCTAATCCCATCGGAAACATAAAATTTAATGCGATCAGCCAGCGCCCTTGCAGCGGCATCGCCATCACCACTGGTATTTGTGGTGGCGTTGCCTTTGTTATCGACATAGATATCTACGTTAATTTGATGTCCAGCACCACCACCGCCCTGAGCTCTGACACCTAGCCTTCCAGCAGAATCCCGCGTAAGCGGCATGATGGCCTCTTCGCCTGCCTCGGCAAACACGCCGCCTCTGGCAAACTTAGACGCCCCCTGAAACGTGAAATATTGAGGGGAATCGTAAACGCCATTCACATACTTACTGAGTCCGGGGGAATCGTACACGCCACCTTTAGCGTTGAATGTGACGCCCGCGGCCGCATTGGCATAGGACCCTCCAGGAGTGTTTCCTCCTCCGCTGCCGCCGTTAACCCACCCCATCGCCGCCTGCACCGCATAAGCCACCATGAGACGATTCGTCACATCTAGGATCATCTTCAGCATCGATTTACCAAACTCTTTAACCGATGCCTTTCCGGTCGTCATGAGTTCGGTCAGCATGTCGCTCAAGCCTGTTAGTGTAGAGCTGGCCACGTTTTTGACGGCGTCATAGGTATTAGTAGCCGTATCAAGGTATTCATTCCAACCGGCAAGAGCCCCTTTCTTCCAGTTCCCCCGCAGCTTATCCTCTTCGTCGTAGTAGTTGTGAAGTGCAGCCAGTTCCTTCTGGTAACCAGTATCATCAAGATCTCCGCCACCATTCAGCCACCCTTGACGAAGTTGCGCCTCCTCCATCATGCGCTGTGTCTGGCGACTGCTGAGGCCTGCACTATCACGCAAAGCATCGGTCTTTTCCGACATCTGGGTGACGTACTTGTTAGCCTGCTGCGCCAGCCCGTTAATCTTCTGCTGCGCCTCAACTTCCTTGTTTTTCTGATCCACCACCCTAGCGGCATTAAGAATGGCTTCACGGCTCGACAGGAGTGACTTCTCCTGCGCGGTTAGGGCTCGGGTTTTGGCAGCTTCGTCCAATTCCGCAAAGCGTGACTGCTGCTTGCTGAGTTCAGTGTTTTTGGCGTGAGTTTCACCAGTCAGCCGTAGGGTTTCGAGGGTTTCCGTTAATGTTCTGGCCTGTGCACGGTAGTTTTCCAGAGTGCGATCGCCAGCGTCTAGCGTGGCTTTGGCCTCTTTGGTCTTTTTGGCTGAATCATTGGCTAACTTCGATACCGCATTCTTCGACTCACGGCTGGTGCCGCCATCGCCAGTGATACCTGCGCCCCTTGCTTCAGCCTCGTAGTTGGCCTGCGCATTGGGTGCTGTGACGCGCTTCCATAGCTCATCGTAACGTTTTTTATTCGCCGCGATCTCTTTGTCGGCTTCTATCCCGGCCTTTTTCATTGCCTCGACATCCATGCCAAGGAAATTAGCTAATGCACCGCCACCTGGTATCTTTTCTGCCCAGCCAGCAACAGTTCCTGTGAACTTGGCATCAAGTGATGTGATGTTGAGAAACAGGTCTTTTATTGATGCTTCTACCAGGTTAAAGATATCGATAACCTGGTTTCCCCAAGCACGGACAGTAATCCCTATATCATCAAACGCGTCTGATGCTGTTTTCTTTAGCCACTGCCAAGTCTGTCCAATGTTATCCGTCGCATTATTCGTCTCCTCAGCGCGTTTAGCCATAACATCAGCGTAAAGTTGAATCGCCTCCGATACTGCAGCCTCTTCACCCTTCTGCTTACGCAGCTGGATGATGTGCTTCATCATAGCTTCATCAACAAAGCCATACTGCTCATTCAGACTCGCCAGGCCTTTTACCGGGTCGCTGACAATCTTGCCGAAGTCGGACATTGCCGCTTTGGTGTCGCTGCCAGCCTTACCCATCAGGGTGATGGACGTGGCGATCTGCTTCATCTGGTTGGCGGTATATTTGCCAGTGTCATTTAGCGTAACCAACGTATCGACGGTGGAGCTGATAGATGTGTTCGTCTTACCGGCCACCTCTTCGGCAGCCTGATTGAGCTGCTGCATTGAGGAGAAACCAGCGCCACCCATCATGATGACCGAACGAGCTACCTGGTCAAATTGCTCTGAGGAATTATATGCCGCAGCAGCCAGTAGACCGACAGTGCCAACCAGCGCCCCAAGCGCGATGGTGGTCGGGCTGATCAGCCCTACCATGCTGCTGATGTAATCGCCGACGCCCGTCAACGCCCCCTTTACACCGCCGAACTGGTCTTTAATCTGCCCACCCTGCTGGAGCAGGATGAGGAACGGAGACTGCCCACCAGCCAGTTGCGTGGCGATATCTGTGAACTGTGCCGGAAGTGTGCGCATCGCTGCGCTGTACTGGCCCACGGAGATACCGGCGCGGCGTGCGGCGGCTTCCTGTCGCGATAGCGCCTCGGGTAGTACGTCAGCCACGCCGGAGAGTCGCTCGCGCGTCTGGTTCAGGATGGTGTTGAAGTGCTCAAATTGAGCACTATTGATACGCCCTGACTCGAAGTGAGCCACCAACTGCGCATGCTGCTCATCCAGCGAGTTGAATGCCCGGATCGTCGGGTCGATGGAGCCCAACAGATTTTTCAGCGCAGCGGATTGCTTCTCGGCAGCTTGGGTGGCTGCCAGTTCTGCCTGTGCTTTCGCCGCTGCTTCGCCAGTATCGGTCAGTTTTAGGCGGGTGTCGTCCAGAATTTTGCTATACGCCAGGAACGAGTCGGTATCAAGAAAGCCCTTCGCCTGGAAGTTACGTAGCGCTGCCTGCTGCTCGTCAAGCCGGTTCAGCGCCTTGTTTACCGGGTCGATGTTCTCCAGCAGCCCCTTCAGCGCGGTCTGCTGCTCCTTAATACTTGCCGTGCCTTGTTTGGTCGACTCAGCGCCAGCACGGAAAACACTGTTCAGGTCATCAGCCTTGCCGACGGCACCTGCCGCTGCTTCTCCGAGCTTATCCAGTTCATTGCTGGCTGTTTTCAGGTCGGCAACATCAGCCCTCAAAGTAATCGAGGCGATTTGGTCTGACATTATTTCGTCTCCTTATGCATTACCTTAAGCGCCTCGCTTTCCATGATTTGTAGGTCAGCCATACAGGCCGCCGCATCCTCAACCCCGTGTAACTCAAACATCCAGGGGATAACGTTGTAATCAAGGCCGGTCGCCCCGCTCGCCCCAACGCGCCATTGGGTCGCAAGCGTGGAAAAGATAGTGAAAGACTTCCATACCGACGGCAGGATCCCCACATCTTCCTCCACGTCCTCAGGCGTTAAACCAAAAGCGTTCAACTCCGCGAGTGTCGGTCCCGGCGTATACATCGCTGCGGCGACCTGTCTCAGTTTTTTTCGCGGATGCCCATCAACTCTTTGGTATAAGCCAGGCCAATACTGTCGAACGCGCGCGGGTAGTTCTTAAGCAAGACGATCACGTTATCGCGGGTGAATTCATCCGGCAGCGCCCAGCTATCGACGATTTCCATCAGGTAATCGGCCTGCGGCTCAATAGCAGCTTTCTTGCTTGCTGCATCCTTTTGTAGCTTCTCATCCATGATGCGCAGCTCTTCCAGCGACTTGTGGCGGAAGGTGAAGGTCAGTTTCCCATCCTCAGAACCGGCACGCGGGATGCTGGCAGTTGCGGAGAAGGTTGGGTTTGGAATCAGGGAGAATTTGGTCATGAGTTCATCTCAGAATAGCCCGGCGAACCGGGCCTGGTTGGTTAGCTGACAGTGACGGTACATGCCGCTGAGGTTAGGGTCTTGCCTGCGGCATCGGTGACTTCGCAGGTGTACGAACCGGCATCACCAGACGCAACCGACGGGATATTGAATGTTGATGCAGTTTTGCCCGGGATGGCGGTGCTGCCCTTCTTCCACACGTAGGTGTACGGCGCGGAGCCACCCTGCATAACCACTGCCAGATCCAACGCTGCACCACTGGCAACAGTTTTGGTTGCTGGCAAGTCAGTCAGGAACGCCAGCGGCGTAGCGGATGCATCAACGATAGGGTAAATCTGCATATCTGATTCGAAGTTCATACGCGCTTCATTGCTTTCCACAGCGTTGATTTCGGTCTTCGGCACTTTCTGGAAGGACACCTTGGCAGAGTAGTAACGATCCGCTTTTCCGCGCGGGTTGTGGAACCAGACAGCCGTGGTATCGCTAGATTCATCAAGTTCAATCAGCCGTTTGTAGATAGCCAACTGCGGGTCATGCGCGAAGGTGTAGACCTGCACCACGGCATTTTTGAACGTTGGGATGGTACGGGCCTTATCATCTTCCAGGAACTGGATAGAGATAGTCTGCTGGTCACCGCCTTCGGTAGAGAGCGTCATCACCTGTGGCATGGTGATCCACGAATCAATCTTGCGCAGCGTACCAGCGCCAGTGCCTGCCGGGAATTTAGCGGTGTTGGTGGTATCGAACGCTTCCAGCACGATTTTTGTACCGGTGACTGACTTAACGCGCACGACCATGTTGTCGAGCTTCAACCAGCCAGAGTTAACCTGGACAACATCGCCCGCGAGGATTCCAGCAGCCGAGGCAACGGTCAGTTCGCATTCCGTGGCATTGGATGCTGCAGTGAAAATAATCGGCGCAAGATAGGCCTTGGCCACGTTTACACGCGACCCGTTAGGGATTGCGAATGCCATTGCATTCTCCTGAATAGAGGTATGAAAAACCCGCCGAGTGGCGGGTCAGTAATCAGCGCGGTACTGCATGCTGACGGGGTGCGTGATATCAATGCTGCCCTGAATTGGCTGGCGAATTTGCGGCGGCCCGTTGATATAAACGGTCAGGTCACCATCTACTAGCGGCAGGCCTTCCGGGAATGCATCGGCAATAGACTTTGCCAGCCCTCTGGCCTGAGACACGCCACTACCGGCAGGGATAATGATGTTAAGTTGTAGAATGCCCTGATAAGTACGCATATGGCCTTCCAAATCCTGTCCGACTGTTTGAGCCGGCAGAACGTAAACGCGCCCGTATGGTGAACTGTCCGGGGGAGTGAACGGGAGGTTCGGCCAGGACACTGGCAGCCCGAGCGAGGAGCAGATAACCGCGATACGACCTTCCAGCAAGTCAGCGATCCGCATTGACTGGTCACCGGCCATTGCGCACCTCGCTCATTGCCTCACGGAACAGCTGCGCGGCGTCCAGCGCTGTGACGCCCACCATGCCACCGGGGGCCTGCCCTGAGTGCCCGTTCTCCAGCGCTGGCGCGTACGGCAGGTTATTGGTGAAGTAAATCGAATTGACCTGTCCGACCCTGAACACCTCAAGCACCGCCAGTCCACGGGAGTTCGAACCCTGCCCGGAGGCGTCTGGCGTGTCGTTGGATTCAGTCGGCTGACTATCAAATCCCACGTACCAGTTATTTTTGAAGCGCCCGCCAACATACCCATCCGGCTTTTTGACGTCCATTGAGTCGTTAACACGCAGACCGCGTTTAAGCCGCCCACCCTTCGTCAGGTTTGCAGGGTCATTACGCAGCGCTGCGTTGTGGTCTCGTACCGCATCGTTATACGCAGATGCCGTCTGGTTGACCTGCCAGAGATCGGGATTACCAATCGGTGACATTTCCACCAGCCGACCGAGTATTTTGATACCTGTCCTACGCACCACCTCGTCCATATCCTGCTTTGAGCTATCAACGAACAGCTGAATGGCAGCCAGGAACGGCTGATTAGCAGAACTAGCCATACTTACGTCCTCAGTTGGATGTTGTACGAGATAAGCACGTCAGCAGGCTTAACCGGGTTCGGCTGCACCACACGCCACTTTTTGCCGTCAATTTCGATGCGGTCATCGATGCGCACTTCCGTTTCAAACGTGGCCGCCAGTTTCTTATCGCCAGTAGCAATAAGAGAGCCGTCGATTTCACGCGTGGAGTATTCGGTTATAACGCCGATAACGGTGGCAATAACAGGCTCTGTGGTAACCTCCCTCCCGTATTGATCGCGGGTGGTGCCGCCGCCGCGGGTGAGCTGGTATGCCTTCCCGTTCTCGGTCAGCAGTCGGGTTGCTGTCGCGCGCATGCGGCGGTAGTCGATTGCCATATCATCCCCTTTCGATACGGATTTGATTGCCGCCCACCACCAGCCCGCGCAGCGAGGAATAGAACCAGGGGAACGACGGCACAGCCTTGTTCGTGCCCGGTTCGTACTGGACAGTCACCGCGCCCTCGACGCGCTCCATCGTGACGGCCCCACCACCAGCGACCGAAGGCGTGAGGTCAATCTCCTGCGATTCGATAGCCAGGCGGCATTGCGCGTCAACCAGGCGCTGCGGGATGGCGTCATCCGGCAGGTCAACACCATCAAAGCGAACGCCAGAACGCGGCCATGATAAAGGCTGTGATGCGCTAGAGCGTTGACCTCGCCAGGACTTACCTTCCAGATAGTCCATAGCCTGCATCAGCATCTGGCCGCACTCGCCATCATCGGCAGGAAGGGTATACCCGCGCCCCGCCGCAAACGCGCGCAGGTCCACAACGCTGGTGTAGGTGTTGAAGTCTGGCGAATGGGGATCGGCATCCAGCATGATTACTCCTCCAGACGCCAGTCCAACACCAGCCAATTATGCACTTCGTCAGGGTGAACCTCAGCGCTCAGCGGGCCGCCGGGGAACTCTGGCTCGTCACGCACCATGACAACCAGTTCAATACCTGGCTGGTCCTGCTGGGCAGGAGCATGTTCAGCGCCATTCTGCGCGGCAAGCTTTTCAGCCTCACGCTGCGCGCGCTGCTCTTTGGTCAATCCGGCCATTGTGCCTCCTGAAAAACAAAGGGGCCGAAGCCCCAGTGGTTAACCCATGATGATGGCGGAATGACGCGGCGCCACAGCAGCCACACCCCACGCTAGACCAACCTCGTAACGCACCTGACGGTACTGACGGTACAGAGCGACCTGGAAGGTAATGCCGGATGCCGGGTCGGTCACGTTCATAACATCATCTGCGGTATCGCCACCTTCAGGCATCGCAGGGGTGCGGCTGGCCAGCAGAAATGCCCCGCGGTCAAACGCCATGTTCGGCGTAAACTCGCTGAGTACCGTGACGTCCGTCTGGTCAGCCAGATCCTGACGGAGGCCCGGTGCGCTGATGGTAATGCTGGAAGATGTTGCCGCCACAACCAGATACTGATTGTCATCGCCGTCAAACTTCACAGCAGTACCCGCAGCAATGCCACCTGTTCCTGCAGAGATTGCAATGATGATGTCGCCTGCCTTTTTCGCACCATTGACCTTGTAGCCAGTCGCAGTGCTTTTCGCGGTGCGCTTAATGCTAAAGGACTCATGGAGGTTGAAGCCCATGATGCGCCCGATGACGCCTTCACGCAGCAGCTGGTCGGTACCCGCTTCGTTCGCTTTGAAGAGAACAGCCTGCTTACCGCGGATAGATGCCATCGCCTCGCCGCCCAGCACCATACGTAAGTCGGTGGTAGGCGCGCCGTTATCCGTCAGGATTTGACGTGCCAGCGCCGCATCGGACAGATCGTCTTTGATGCTAAACGGCGTGTCTTTTGGTGTACCAACAGCACGGGAGGAGTTGAGGAATAGTGAAGCGAGGTCAGCATCCACTTCATTCGCCAACGCGCGGAACGCCTGTTTGAACTGGTCAGCCAGAATGGTGTTGTAGGTACCGGCCGGGCCAAGCGCAAGTTGCTCTTCACCGTTCCATTTGACCGGTGCCATTTTGGACTTGGTGATTTTTACATCCACACCACCAATGGTCTGGTCGCCGGTATTAGGGGCTGACGGCCCCGGCGTAATATCTTCAGTGGTGGCCGCAGGTGCGACTGGTGCGCGCACGGTCTGGTCTTTCGCGGCTGCATCTGCCTTTGCATCACGCGCAACAGCAGGAATGAAGCCAGTTTGTTCACGGGATACAACGTCCAGTGCGGTATAGATGGTCGGGATCAGACCAGTGAGAGTATTGCCTGCCATTTATGGCTCCTTTCGATTAATCAACGATGCTGACGCTGTCTTTGAGTGCCGCTTGCTTTCCGGCACCATCCAGAGCGTCAAAAGCAGCGCGTTTCATGGTTTTTTGCCCGGCCTGATGCTGCGATTGGTGGGAACCACCGCCGCTATTGCCGGACGCTTTGAGGATGTAGTCTTTCTGCGGATGCAACTCGACCAGAGATTCCAGCGCTTCGTCGAAGCCGGCCAATTCGCCGGGCTTAGTACGGGAGAACACTTTGTTGCCCTGCCCGTCGTACGCCACGACCTTGCCGTCTTCGATTTTGAAGTTCTGCCCAAAGTGGGAACGCACGAACTCAGACGGGATCGCCATCTTTTCGGAGATGAACTTCGAGCCACCGAAACGGCCGCCAATCATCTCGTTATAAAGCTGGGTCTCCAGTGTCTGGCTCTTGCCATTCGCTTCGTCTAACTGCTGCTGGAATGCCTTGGTGATTTCGGCTTTCACCTGGTCAACGGCACCAGCGTCGATCAGCTTCTTCTGATCGATTTTGGTCATCATTTCCAGGGCTTCGAGCGCCTTGGTCGGGTCGGTGATGCCAGCGAATTTGGCGAGACCGGCTTCCGCCGCTTCCTTCGCTTCGCGGTGAGTTTTGGCCTCGCCATTCAGAGAAGTGATTTTTGTCATCGCCGCGACCGCATCGAACGGGATTTCTTTGCCATCATCATGGACGTAAACAGGCATACCGTTTTCAACGACCACATTGCCGTTAGCATCGAGTTTGAGTTTCATTGTTTTGCTCCAGCCTTCCGGCCATTGGAAATAGGTCATCCGACCCGGTCACCGCGTCGCATCCGCTCAGCGGCAGGCATAAAAAAAGCTGCCCGGAAGCAGCTTGTTAGATAAATTCGATTGTTATGTCACCGCGCAGCTTGCGGGAGTAAATTTCACTCCGTTTTCGCTTGTTCATACGCAGCGGATGCGGGTGAATGCAGGCGACACCACGTTTAACATCAGCCCACACACAGCTTTTAACCTCATTGCCATTCACAAACAGCTCGCGCCTACCACGACCATCGCTCACATAGTGGAAATCTTCGTTACGCATACCTATTCCTCAAACGCCGACGCATCCACGCGGCGCAGCTCGTCCAAGGTCAGAAACTCCCCGGCATCGTTAAACATTTCAGGCACCGTTATTTTCCCGTCACGCAGCATCTGCGTACGCATTACGCCAAGCACCTGTTCCTGCCGTGCGTAGGGTTGTCGGGTAAGCCATTCGGCATAGCTGGTATGTGCTGGCACTTGTCCATCCATCGAGGCACGTGTCACGCTGCTTAGCTCACCAGATGGTATCTGTAGTTCCTCCCATGATTTGGTAATCAGGATTTCACCGGAGCGGCAGCAAAAATGGATTTTGCCGGGCCCGCGCAGATACGGAACAACATGCCCCAGCGGTTTGCCGTCGAGCGTGTAGAGCTTGCGGTCGCGGATGATGCACCACTGGCTGGTATGGGTATCCAGCGTGGAAGACCACTGCTTGGCCTTCACGATATCTCTGTTGACCTGGGCGAACTCCTGACGCGCCGTGGCGGCCATGTGATTTACCGCGGTGCGGGTCACCACAGCAAGGTCGCGGCGAGAGGTGTTTATCACCCCGTCCTCGCAATTGCGCTGCGGCGTACCCGCGACGCGCCGGACAATCTGCTCTACCGTTTCACCCTGGAGGAAACCAAAGCGAACAGCGTTGGTGATTTTGTCCAGCCGATCTGATTCAAGCTTCTGCCCCCACTCTTTCAGCAACCGCCCCTGAAAGGGTTGCGCCACAGCTGAGGCGTAAACCTGCTCTGGTGCGATGCTCTGGAGCGGAACATGCCGGAGGATCTGCTTAGGGATGATGCTGCTGAACAGGTCCAGCTGATAACCGGCCTCATATTCAACGTAGCGCGTCAGTTCGAGCACCAGCGCAGCATTAACCGGTTCATAGGTCTGTTGGTTGAGGTCACGCACACCCACCAGCAGCAATGCCAGGCGGCGGGCGCTGTACGTATCAACTCGTTTGCCATCCAGCAGCACCAGCAGTTTGGCTGCGAGGTCAGCATCCATCTTGTTCAGCAGCGACACCATTCGCCGGGCAACGCCAGTACCGTAGCGCGTCACATGCAGGCCATGCGCTATGGTCTCGTCCTGCAGGCGATCATTAACCGAACGAGCCATGTCACACCTCGCCAGGCGACGGTTCGGTCAGTGATGCGGACTCAGCCAGCAGTTCACTCAGCACCACATCCGGATCGGCATCAGCATCAATCAGGTTTAGTTTCTGAAGCGCTTTAATCGCATCGATGCGACGCAGGTCGCCACCCTGACGCAGGGATTGGATAGCCATCGCCGCAGGTGGATTGAACTCTTTCGACTCGACATCCAGTTCGGTACGGACATCAACATTACCGCCCTCAGATTCCCCGATGTACTCGGCCATGATTTGAAGGATGTTGTCGATCGCGTCCTCCAGGCTGGTGGCCATGGTGTAGAGCGGCGACTGCTCCTGCATCTTCTCTTCAGACGTCTGGTCTACAGACTTCGTGGAGGTGTTGTCAGTGCGCAGCAGCTTTGCGCCCGCCTGCCGCATTTGCTCCACGAGGTCAGTCAGCGATTCTTTACCTGATGCGATCGAAGTGCCGGTGTGTTCAACGTACTCAAGCCCCTGCTTCTGACGGTCGGAGAACTGAGTTGCAGACGAAGAGCCAATTACCAGTTCCTGCCCATCCTCCAGGCCGAATACCGTAAGCAACGGGACGCGCGCTACGTGAAGGATATTGTCCTGCTCACTCTGGCTCTGCCAGTGCTTCATATTCAGCAGCGCCATATTCAGCAGCGGCGGTGACCCACACATAAAACCGGTGCGCTTGGTGTAGAGAGTGACAAGAGTGATATCTCTGCGGGAGGTTTCCCACTCTTCGTGCAGCGCCCATGTTGCCTGACCTTCTGCGCCGGTAGACTTGCGATAAATCTCAACCTTGCCAGGCGTAAGCAATCGGATCTGCTCAACCTTCGTCTGCCCGAAGTCGTCGCCATCTTCGACAACCACCTCTTTGATGCGCAGAGCTGTGAGTTGCACCTTGCCGCCGACCATCTTCGACTTCCAGCCAATCACTTGGCGAGGATTCAGCATCGTGACATACGGGCGCGCGCCAGTAGCCTTTTCATCTGCCTTGGTCTTAACCTGCTCAGCATCTACACGTGGATAATCCACCAGCGCATGAGAAAGCCCATACTGCATCGCCAGGCTGAAGAACGCCTGCGCCCATACATCAAGGCGACTGCCTTCCAGATCCACATCCTTCGCAAATTCTCGCAGAGCATCCGGCACGTTCTCACCAAGCTGGATAGGTTCAGCAAAAACGCGCCCGACGTTCTGGTTGATAGTCTCTTCGTAGGCCGGGAGTAGCGTGGCCACAGCCAGGCGCTTTTTGTAGTCCTCTTTGTCTTCCTTCGGCCAGCGCGGCATATATTCCTCGCTAAGCTGGCGCATATACAGAGTGCCACCCATCAGGGCGTCGTTAATGTCCCACGCCTGCACCATGTTCCCATAGTCCAGATTGGGTGTTGAAATATCAGGCATGGTTTACATCCGAAGTTGAGTGACTTTGCCAGTTGGCTTAATGATCGGGAATTGCTTCACGATGTAATAACCACCAGCATCGTTTGGGTGGTCGTTATCAGCGGACTTATCCGGTTCGCCGTTTGTCGCCCACACCTGCTGCTCCAGGCTTTCGGTATAAACCGGGCACCGGGTTACATTCACTTTGTAACGACGCTCGCCGTTACCGTTGCAGAACATGGCGTTCACGGAGTTAATGCGATCCTTCACAGGTGGGTTGGCGGCATTCACCACCACGCTGAATCCTGCCTGTTTGAGCTGGGCGATGTCCGTTGCGCTGGCGTTATTTGATTTGCGCGAATCGCCGGAGGCATCCGGGTAGATGTAAATCTGGCGAGAAGATACATAACGCCCGCCTTCATAGCGCCAGAATTCCTCCTGGATGCGCTTTATCATCGCCGGAGTATCGTAGACCTTTACCAACTCACGAACGGCCCGTGGTTCTCCGTCGCGCAGCACATGCACAATGGCCGCCATTTTCCCAACGTTGAAGTCCATACCGATGTATAGCGGTTCACCAGCCCGTTCCTCGTCGGTGCAGCCATTCAGTCGGCGATCGAACTGGTGATAGATGGTCCCGCTGGTCAGGTTGGTGAATTTCCCACGCAGATACGCCTTAATCAGCTCTGGCGGGTATGAATCCATCAGTGAGGGGATGTAATCGTGTGGAAGATTCTTCTCATTGTCGAAAGTGGAGGCCTGAATCAGGCCGTACAGCGTTGCCAGCTCAGGTTTATCACGAACGGCTTTAACAAACTGCTGATAAACGAACTTGAATCCTTCCGGCGTGGTGGTGACATCGATGCCATTGCGTAGACCATCCACCTTGTAACGCATACGGGCGATGATTTTTCGCCATGCCTGCTGCGCTTTAGCGGCTGCCATAACGTCCAACTCATCAACCATCGCGTTGCCGATTTTAAAGCCGACAATTGAGCCTGGCTTTTCCATTGAGCGGCAAATCGTCGTACCGCGATACTGGCGACCAGCGTAGAAGTGAACTTCTTTGTTCCCTTCGTTGATTTTGACGTTCATCCCCCAGTCAAAAGCCACTTCTTCAACTGTCGGATAGAAGATGTCACGAATCTGCGGATAGGTTGGCGCGAAATAGCCTTGGTTTATTTTGGGGAATTCCCACATACCTTTGCAGATACCGCCACAGCCAACCCACGTCTTACCGGAACCAAACCCGGCAACGTAGGCCTTAAATTTATGCGGCATGGCGAGAAAACGCGCCTGGGGGACATTAAGCGTCGGCGCTATCATCACGAACCCTCGCGTCTACCACATTAATATTGATTGCCACTGGCGCTGGCACTTCATCTTCAGGATCCGCTGCCAGCTCTTTGCGGAGTTTTTCAACCTCCAGCAGCCGGCGCTCAATTTCAATCTGCTGCAACTTCTGAGCGAACTCGCTATCCGCCAAGCCAAGGCGCTTCATAACCGCCTCATACATCCGCTCGCGACTGATGGCCGTTATCTCAACCCCATTCTTACCCAGCTTTACGCCTGAATACGCCAGGGCGGCGTCAGGGGGGAGCTTCCGGGTGTCAGCGAAGTATGGCTGCCCTATCCCATCGCCGTTGCAGCGTGGGCATTCAGGATTTGGCTCACGGTTGTGGTCGTATCCATAGCCTCCAGGGTCTTCCGGGGGCTTGACGCCTTCCTTGCCCTCAACTTTAGCGAGCGCCTCATCGAACTCAACCGCATCGCGCCATTGGTAGTGATGGCCGAATCCCCAGCAGTAACGGCAGGCCCCGCGACGATATTGTGATAGCTGGTTTGCATCGAAGGTGGCAAGCTGCCACATCTGCGCGAGTACTTCATCAGCAGAGCCAAGCGTGCGCTCAATGGAGGCTTTCTGCTGCTGCGCAATGGCCAGCGCAACGTTAGGATTCGACAGTAACTGACGACCATAGTTTGGGTCGCTATAACCAGCACGCGCAGCGGCAGCAGTAGCATTATTGTCCTTCAGATATTCTGCAATGAAGCGCTTTACCTTCGCACTTAGCTTTATGCCCACCAGCTCTTCTGCGCACTTTTCTTTCTGCGCAGTGCGCAATTTCTTCTGCGCAGGTTTTTGCGCAATTTGCGCAGCTGGCTTTTTGATATGTCGTCGTGCGGTCGCGTAATTCAGTCCCTGCGCTTCACACCATTCCTTTGGTGATACGCCGGTTACGGCATGTTCGGACAGGAACCGTTGCTGAAGCTCGCCCCAGTCCGGTTTTGCCATAAATTATCCTTTGTAATCTTCAGGTATTATCAGAGACTTGAACAAATACAATTGAGAGGTTTTCAGATGAATAACAGCCAATGGGAGTGGTGTCTCAATAAAGACGATTCCCTTTATTTTTTTCCAATTAGCCACACCATAGAGGGAAACTACAAAATCCTTTTTGAATTGAGTGGCTCTTACAACCTAAGAGTCTCAGATGCTGAACTCTCAGGGAAACCCATCCTTCTGTTTGAATACCTCGACGAGGATGACGATCATCCAGCACGAATCGGTTTCATTGAGTCAGAGTCGACCATTGAGGCTATGATCGGACACCTCAAAAGCATTGATAGCATTTACCATGAGCCGATATACAAATCCGTGTATGAATGGGCCTTAAAGATTTTCTATCGATAGTCGCGTGCCATTACGATGGGTCTACCCATGGTGATGGCAATAAAAACCGCCCGGAGGCGGCTGGAAAGACGGTCTTAATAATTACTCACAGCAATTTACTGGCGGCTTCCCTAATTTCCTCGATTGATAAAGTTCGGTCAGATGCTACGTGTACTAACACTGAGTCACCAGTAAGGGAGAGGAATCCAGCAGTCATAATTTGAAGCGATGTTTCCTCATCATTGGGATACGTTTTCTTAATTAAGGTTACACCCTGCATAACAGTCATGACCTCAGCTGGCTCCAGATTAAAAAAGACAATTACTTTGTTCATACCAACTCCCGTGGTAAAGCGGAGCCCGACCTTAACATGGGGGGCCAGCGAACACATGCTAATTAACGCTCTTGTCGGCGTACCATCTCGCATCTGCTTCACCATGAAATTACTGAGGTTATAAAAGAAGCTATTGACAGCCATGTGGTGTATGGTTATTAACCAATCACTAGGACAATCATCATGTCGATACTCAAAGATATTAAGATGCGTACTTTACGGCCTATGAAAAGTACTTGTCCTCACTGCTCCCGCCAGTCTACACACAGCCTGTCGAGAATAAAAAACAACATAACTCTAATCTGCCCCTACTGCGGCAATATTTATCTTCCCTCTGAGAGTAAACCAATAAAGTAACCGATTGATTTACTTGTAAACTAAGGCCTGTATATTCTCGGGCTTTAGTTGAGAAGCTCTGATTATTTCAATTTCCCGAATTCCTGCCAGCTGATTATTCGCCTTTTCTAAAGCTACAAGCAGCGGGTTAATCCACAAAACAGTCTGGCAGTAGGTCAGCGTTCCGGAGGTAACGGTGCTATCACTGGTTGTGTCAGCGTTCCCGGTATCGGTGTGCATTGCGCTGGCACGTAAACGGTTCGTGTAGTTGAGCAGCCCACCAGCGACATCAGCAGGAACAGGCAGATCACAGGTCTTTTCACGTCGGAGAATCTCCCGGTATTCGATGACTGTCTTTTCGGTGCCGACATCTATCAGCGAGTTCATGCGCCTGGCGTTCTCCGCTACTAGATTAAACCGGTTAAAGTTGAAAGCCTGCGTGGTGATTACCGTAGCCTGTAGTGCGTTGTCGCTGCGCAATACACGGTTGTCACTTTCGTATGTTTTCAGTGCGGCATTGCTGCGCGTCAGCAGTACGCAGAACATAGAGATGATGATTACTGCTGCCACCAGAACCACAATAAGGCCTTTGTTCACTAGTCGATCCCCCAGCACGTCAGCGCACTTTCCTGGTCACGTCGTTCTACCTGCCCATAGCAGCCATTCTTCTGGCCTTTGGTCAGGCGACAATCTCGTCCACCGTCTTTAATCCACCAGCGGATAGCTTCACAGGCGCCTTTCGTATCACCGGCATTCATCCGCTTATAGAACGTTGACGGATAGCATTTACCCGGCCCGATGTTATAAGGGCAAAATGACGCGATGCCGACCTTCTGGGGTTCAGTCAGCGGCACCTTGATATTTCGATCAACCCACGCCAGCGCCTTGTCACGCTCTATAGCATTAACCTTTTTGCATTGAGCCTCGGTAGCGGTTTGACCTTTCACGACACGTTTACCATCGATGACCGTCACGCCATGGCATAAGGACCAGACACCACCGGGATCGACAACAGCCACCAGCGCATTACCCTCTTTCTCTCTCATGAACTGGTCAAACATTTCTGGTGCCGTTGCTCCAGCGGCGAGAAGAGCCAACATAGCAGCGCTAAACTTTGCCTTATTACCCATCATTCACCTGCCTTTTGCAGTGCATCTACAACGACACTGGCAGCAGCTGGGCGCTCATGAAGAGGCTTATCGCCAACACCTGCAAGATAGTCATTAACCATCTGAGTTCGTTTTTCGTCTTCCATGCGTTTACGCGCTGCATCAACACGACCGTTTATGTATGACGCCAAAGAAATAAGCAGGCCTACTGCACCAAAGAACATGTAAATAACGTCCTGGGTGGTAAAGCCCAGCGCAGCAGCTAAGGTCCCTACCCACGCAAAGAATTGCGTGAAGATATTCCCGGAATCGTTCATTTTCATAGTCTCTCACCTCGCTTGATTGCGGGTGCTGTGTAAAGGGGGCAGGCTCTCGGGCTGATTTAACGACAACACGAAGTGAAGGTTCCCGGAGCCTGAAATAAAAAAGGCCCACTCAGATGAGCAGGCCAAGGTAAGGGGTACAGCGCCGGGTGCCTCCCGATGAATCAGCCAGTCAACTGATCCGCATGCATTTGTGCATTCATCGTTCTGACTGTACGCCCCTCCGCACAGGGGGATTCGCTGCACAAATAAATTAAATCTATTCCATAACCGTCGTCAATGGCTTACCAACACGGGTCAATAATCTTTAAAGCAGAATGCACCTGCAATCAGAACCACCACTGCCGCTAGGAGCAGAATCGTCATTATCATTTTTCGTTGCAACCCGTAAGCAATCATAGCTAAAGCTAAGACAATGACCGATAACATTGGCCACGTGCTTTCAAAAAAGAATAGCATCCTAGTTACTCATATAAATCACTAATAACTTTTAGACTACGGTATACCAAGAATTATATCAAACCACACTCACACAGCGGCCACGCTCATGCCCTTGAGGTCCTGTCGCATCATCGCCGCTTATGACCGGTGCGCGTCTGGCGTTCGCGCTGCTCTCCCGGAGCTTATTTTGATCTATGACCCTAACCCATCACTACACAGGCTCACTCACTGGTGACTCGGGGCAGCATCATAACTGCTGATTGCCTTTCGATTGCGGTCTATCCGTTTACTAATGCATTTTCTTGCCCTACAGAAACGCAAAAGCCCCACGTTGTTAACCGCAGGGCTTGAAACGAAGGCATTAACCCATCGTCGGGATAAAATTAACACAGATTCGGGAAAAGTAAATAGCTCGGATTAATTTCCACAGCCATCATCGCATTATTAGTTTCAACTGGGTTTCAGCCCATGTCTCTTCAATATCGAATTTCGTAATCAGCTGATCATAAAACGGTTTAACGGACTTCTTCCACGTATCTAGGCTGATAGCATCCGTAATCTGGCAGACAGCTGCGTGGGCCTCAGTTGATGGGATACGTTCATATCCGCGACCGCCGCAGCGCTTACAGTCGGCCATAACCGGAACACCCTGCTTCTTCGTTTCTTTCTGGTCCACGGCTTTACCACGTCCCCTGCAATCACTGCAGGCGCAACTGATGACCTTCTTACCATTGCAGGCCGAGCACAGTACGCGAGCCACCTCTTTCACCTGACGCTTAATCTCGAAATCACTGGGTGACTGCTTCAGGTCTTTTGCCCACTGGGGGAGCTTCATGGTGTAGTGCGATTTCATCGTGAACACGTCAGCCTCAATAAACCCTTTTCCGGCACAGCAGTCGCATTGCTTTACGCTGGCGGCGCTGCGGGAATAGTCCTCAAAAGCGAAGGTGGAAAGCTGATGCATGACCAACGGTTTAATCCCAGCAGCGAGCTTGCGCAGCGCGGAAACCTTGTCGCATTTGGTCAGCGCATACTCAGCCAGCAGTGAGATCGCCCGCTCCCGGTCGTTCTGGCTGATGCCCATCTTCCCGAGAAAGGCACTGTAGCCCATGGCGGCGCGTTCCTGAGTCATTCCCATTGCCGCCATGATATCCGTTCCGGTCAGCGAATCCGAAGCCGTGGCGCGCGGGGAGTCGCTAATCAGCGTCGATTTGGCAAAGTGGTATTTTACGGTATTTTCGAGATTCATTATGCTGCCTCATGCTGTTTCAATGTTTTGAGCTTGACGCGGTACTTATCGCGGATCCGGATGAAGTCTTCACGGCGGTAGTTAGTCATTTCGTGGGGGCCGTTGAGCCAGTCGGCGTATTCCTGACCGTAACGAGCGACCAGGCCATCTTCGTATTGCTGAGCGACCGTAGCCTCTTTGGCGGTGTATTTGCCCGCCCCGGCATTACAGGATTTGCACTGCTTGTGGGCGTTGCGTTCTTCAAAACGCAGTTCAGGATTAGC